GTAAGTAGATTTGTGTATTGTTTACAGTATCTCTTACTAAAATCCATGGGTAGTAGGTTGCCGTGTAGTTAGAGTCAATTCCTGTGTTATCTAAGTTATCAACCGCCTCTTGTGGGTAGATGATATCTTGAGGATTTGTACCATCTGGTGTATACATTAAGTAGTCAGGAGTTGTTGCAATGTAAACAGAGTCAGCTCTTTGGAACTGTACCATTTCAATTGCTTCCTCAACTAAGTTTGAGTTGTTAAAATAATCGATTGCTGTAGTTGCAAACACGTTAATGTTTGTAGCTTCAGGGTTAGAGAATGTTAAGATACCAAGTAAGTATGCGTAGTAATCAGTGTTTGCAAAATCCTGAGTATTGTTTTGTACAATAATTCTCTTGAATAATCCTTCACCGTTTGCCGTTGGGTATCTTGATGAAGGTGATGTACCTGCTAAGTAACCGTTAGAACCTAATTGGAATCTGTCTTGGTTAGTTCTAAACTCTCTATAAACATCCCATCCGTCAAATCCTCCAGCAAAACATAATGTATATTTTCTTGAGTAGATGAAGTAGTAAGGGTTTTCTTGACTTTCAGGGTCTGTTCTAAAATCAGCAACTCCACATTCAAAAGCAGTTTGACCACTTGTTTGGAAAGAGTTTGCGATTGTAACCACAGTTGCACCTGAGTCCATATGGAATCCTTTACTTAAGTAATTCCAAGCAAGACCGTCGATAGGTAATGCTGAACCAACCCAATTTGATGGATTTTGTCTACCTTTATAAGTTAAGAATGATTCATCAATACCAAATTGACTTGAGAATCCTAAGTAAGCTCTTCTTACAATATCACCCGCAGATTCAGTTGCATTTGCACTTGTTCCAAATGGAGGGTTTAAAACAACCTCACCTGGGAAATAATATTTAGTTTTAAATTTAGGTACTGGTGAAATATTCGCAGTTGACTCATATTCTCTTTGAGTGTATCCGTAGAATCCACAAGGAATTGCGTCGATAGGAGCCTCATCAGATAATTCAACCATTATAAATTTAGAGATTAATGCGTATTCACCGTTTGATGAACCAATTTTCTTAGCAACGAAGTTGTTAGAGTTAGGGTCCATATTACAGTTAGTGAATTTTTCGATAACTACAGGGTTTGAATCTGTATCAAAGAAGTTTCTTACTAACACATCAAATGTCATGTTATTAAATGATAGGTTAGCGATTGAAATTTTGATTTCAACGTTAGCCGCATCACCGTCAGATATTGAGATGAATTTAAATAATCTGAATACTTTATTACCTCTTAACTCAGATACTAAGAACGGAGTTTCAGGTGATTGATATTTTTCAACTTTATAAGCGATTGACTGAGTGTTTTGACTTCTAGCATCATCTAACGCTACTAACTCAGGATTAATACCTTTAATATATCCTTGGTTGTAAGCATAATTCAAAGAACCAGGATAAATCTCCTCAACAAATACAGGAACTTCGTTTCTTGCCTTACCAAAGTTATCAATACCTAATACTTTAGTTAAATACTTAGGAGAAGCAGCAGATAGAGATGTTTCAAATGAGAAACTATCACCGTCTTTAGTAACACCTGAAAGTAAGAAACCTTCATAAGGTAAATTAGTCACCCCTGAATATTGACCTGTTGCAATTAATTGAACATTGTTTGGTTCAAAAGCTCCAGTTGTATAATTAATACCAACCTCATAAACAGGTCCGTGTTGATTAAGTTCTGCGTTTGTAGAATATAATGAGATACCTCTTGAACGTAATGTAGCAACAACCATGTTGTTGTATTCGCTATAAGCAGTTCCTGTGAAACTAAAAACTTCACCTGTTATCTGACCTGTGAAAGTACCGTCATTATTATTAGTTAATGAAGATACATTATAGTAGAACGAATAACCTTCATAATCATTTCCTAAATCAGGGTCATTAGTGAATGTTGCATAATACCAAGGGTCGTTAGCATCTGAACTTAAATCGTTAGTGTCTAAGTTATTACTTTCAGAACCAAATACGTTAAGTTGGTTAGAATACTGACTTACTAAATTCCAATAATCAGGTGAAGGTATTGAACCATAGAAAGCGACTGTCGTTGCAGATAAAGTTGTGTCGTCAATAATTTCACTTAAGTTAGCATTGAAATCTTGTTGGTAAGTAGAAGTACTACCATCAGATAATCTATATTCTACGTTTAAATTGTTTTGGATATCCGTTGGTAATGCAGTAACAAACGATACTGTACTCGCTGAAGATGCTCCTGTAAATGTTGCAGTAAACACTGTTCCACCTGTTGGTGCAATAAGACCAATAGTTAGTGGGTCAACATTGGCAGTAACTCTAATACTCCAAGATGGACCCGCATCATATCCCGACAAACCTAACACTCTTGTCACAAACAATTGGTTAGATTGTTGTAAATATGACTTAGCGATATAGGCCGCTTCGTATTTTGGAATTTGTGTGTTTACAAATTTAGTTGGTTCGGTTCCTCCAAAGTATGCTTGGAACTCGTCGTAGTTAGTTATAAAAACAGGTTCAAAGGCAGGACCTTTAAGTGTTTCCCCTACTAACCCTAAGGTTGTAACCCCCACACTCTGTGCTACGAAAGATAAGTCCGTTTCAGACGTGTATACTCCAGGTGATACAAAAACTTTTTGATTTGCTTGTGCTGTTGCCATTATTTAATTAATTCTATTGCAGATTTATTTTATTGATAAATATTCATTACTACCACAAAAAACTTGACTTTCCAATATGTATTTGTAAACGGTATGAATAAATTCTACCTTTTTTCTACCTATGAAAACAAAGAAAGAAATCAAGAACATTAAAATAGACCCTGAGGTACACGAAATACTAAAAAAGTACTGTGAGAAACGTGGAATGAAGATTTATAAATTTTTGGAAAATTTGATACTCGACAAGTGTAAAGAAAAGAAAGATATCTACGGAGAAGATTAAACCAAGATATTATCAAACTTAATATTTGATTCTTGAGTGTCGTCAGTTTTAACAATATCAATCCTTAATACATCGTTTGTTGTTATTTGAATTTTCTGAACGTCGGTACCATAAAAATCTTCGTTAATATAAACATCGTAAGACTCAACGTTTGTGGAATCGGCCCAAGTTAAGTTCGCGGTGTAAGGAACTACATCACTTAAACTTGTATTACCAACAACATATAAAAAGTTTGATAAAAATTCATTAACACTTAATAAGTTTCTATCACGTCTTCTACTTAATGTTGAAGTATCAAGTTCCATTATCTGAGCAACTCGAGCAATTGCTGGTTTAACTTCAAACTCCTCTTCGTCAATTAAGTAACCTAACATTGTGAAGTCATAACTTTGAACATAATACTTTCTTGAATCTAAACTCATTTGTGATTCATCAGAAACATTACTCATTATGATTGGAACGTATTGACCTTTAATAAAGGTATAGGCTTGTCTTGATGAGAATTTTTGCATAACCACTTTATTCAGTTGGTTAAGTTCTCTCATTCTATTACAAATAATTTTAACGCTGTAATTAATGTCTACAGGTACAGGTTGGGGTATCGTGTAGATATCCATACCTTGTTGGTTACCATTCCATGTCGGAACCGAGGCATAATAAAATTGTTTTCTATTTGGTATAGTGTATTGTAACGATGGGTTAGTTCCAAACTTTACTTCAGGACTTCTCACTACAGTAATAAATGGTGGTGAAGGGTTATAATCTAAATCAACGAATAAAGCGGTCTCAACATACTGAGCCCAGTTTTGAGTTGTGATTATAATATCAACCATGGGTACAACTTTACCCGCAGTAATAACTTCTAAATCTCCCTTAACAAAATCCAACATACCCCTATCCAAATCGGCATGTAATACCGACTTAGGTAAGTAAGTTCCGTCTTCATTAATATACTCCAACAACTGTTCCCTACGAGCAGATAATGTCTTCTGAGGTACTAATGGTAATGTTGGTTTAACTATGTTTCTTGGTAATGGCATTATTCTTTAACTACAAATAGTTTATTTTGTGAATTTATCATATCAACCTCTTTGGCGTTATATACAGGTTCTTCACTGTCTTTATATATAAACGAATTGTGTTTGTACGGATTATAGGTTACAATCTTATCGGATGATGGTGATGGTATATCGTCACAAGGGTATTCACAATAGTCTAATAATCTCCCAATAACAAAGGCGTGTACGTTCTTACTCTTTTGTTGTCGAACTCTTTCGTTCCCACCTTTTCTAACTCTGAACTCAACATCACCTAATTTAACATAGTCGGCGTGTAATATTACTTTACTGTCATATGTAACTGAGAAGGTATGTTTATGTAAATTATAATACACCATAACTTTCTTACCAATAAAGATAGAATCAAACTGAGACCCCGTTATAATTACTTTCATTATATTCCTCTAAATTCGTTTTCACTTACGTATGTTGCGATAACACTTCTATAGAAAGGTTTGTATCCACCATAAGTGTGTTTATTATCTGACTTAACAAATCCGTCATCAGACACCACATAATATCTTACTCTGTCCTCCGTTTCATAATATCCAATATAATCTCCTTGGAATATTTCAACACCCATATCATCAAGGGTCTTTTGGTAAATAGAGAATTTCATGTTACCTGGCTCTTGTTGTTCAATTTTTGAATTACCTAATGATTTATGTGCAGGTGCCATGACCTGAACTAAACCTTGTAATTCAACAGGGGACATAAATTGGATACCGTCTTCAGTTACCTCACCGTAAACATCATCAGTTTTGGTTTTATATCTATCAATACGATACAATACTATGGTGAAGTTCATATCACCTAATAACCACTCCTCACCCATCCCGATGTCGAGAGAGTAATCTTCGGCTCCAAAGAACTTACCTAATCTTGT